CGCTATGGGAGGCACTTCAGGCACAAGAGAGGCGAGGAAGAATGTCGCGCTAGCCAGCAGAGTGAATGAACTGTGTGATCCAGTTGCGTGCATCAGTTTGTGGGAGCAGTTAGGTCAGGTGCAGGAGGCTCAACTGGCGTATTGCCTGTTGTATCAGGAACTGTTGCGGTCGTGTCAGGAACTGTTGCTGGAGCATCAGGTGCAGTAGTGGTTGTGTCTGGCGCAGGAGGCTCAACTGGCGCAGTATTGGCCCCATCAACCGTTGTGGTTGCTGGAGAGGTTACAAACCAGCGAGGGGCTAGAAGATCAGTCAAGAATGAAGCTGGGTCTGAACCAAGGACTTCCTTAACGCGAGCGTCCGTATCAGAATCAGTCCATTGACCAGCCGCATCATATGCCGCCCCCTGCCAAAGCACAATCTGGCGATTAACCCCTTTAATCACCGCAGAAGCAACCTTGCGAGCGTCATCATAAAACACGCTATAGTCAATCGCGGAGAACACAATCGGGTCAAACGTCTTCACAGTTCCATCTGCTTTTGTAATGGATGGAGGAGTAACGGTAATTGGAGCGGTAAGTTGATACATATTGGAGATATAACTGGTTATACTTTAACAGGGAAGGGCATTTTAAGCAGGGCAGAAAGTCCAAAAGGCTTCTGTCCAGCCACAATGTAATTAATTGGGAACGGCAATGCAAGCAACATAAGCCCTGTAATGACTGTTCCTCCGTATCCAATGTAGGTAATGGTTCCTATAACCGTTCCTCCAAGTGGCTTGGTTACTGGATAATAAACCGTTGCGTTTCCACGAATTACCCCCAAATTCTGCGAAGACTCCTTGAATACTGCGCTTCCATAAACAATTTGAGATGATTGATTAATGGAAGAATCTCTAAATTGGGCATTAGCCGCATATGAATTTGTTCCTACTGTTCCATAATTAGAAGAACCATCATGAAATGAAGCAGTTCCAGTTAGCGTACACGCAGATCCCGCGTTAACTGAATTTGAATAAAATTGAGTGGCTCCTTGAACCGTTCCATTATTTACAGAGTTGTCCCAAAAAGTTGCTCCAGAAGAACCAATAATTGTTCCATTGTTTGAACAGGGGCCGCGAAACACAGCACCAGAAGAAGTCTTTAATGAAATTCCAAGATCAGAATTGATAACATACGCATAACTGCAACCAGTAGATGAAGCGTTGTTGTTGCTATCTGATGTAAGCACCCAACCTCCACTTGTGTTGGGATTAAGGTTATTGATGATAATTGTTTCAGATGCGTATGGGAGTCTTCCTAATCCAGATCCAGACGAGTTTCTCCAGTTGTCAGAATTGCTATAATCTCCGTCAAGTCCCTCTCCCGTGTATTGAGGGCCATACCCGATATAAAGAGGGAAAAATGCCGAAGTGTTATTATCGTCTCCGTAATCATCTCTAAAAGAGCAAGGCATATACAAATTTGGGTTAGGCGAATGAATATAAGCCTGTCCGTTATTGACCCCATTACATATTGAATTATCGTAATAATGATAAGTTGCATTTCCAACTCCAGCCTGTACCGCATTATTTCCATTTGGCCCAACGCTACTGTAGTCGTGATAGGTGAATGCCCCAGTACCAATTTGATACAAAAATGTATTGTTTACTGAAGTGTCGTAAAAATCAACATTTCCAGAAACAGCGAAAGCCCAAGTGTTTGGATCTAATGCGTTGTTAAATGAGCCTACAAAGCTGGCGTAAGAACAAGAAAGCACATCAGGATCAGCCGAATTATAATAAAGATTTCCCGTCCCATAATTCCCGCTGAAATAGAGGTTATCAGCCAAAACAGGAACTCTTCCAGCAGCAGTTCCAGTAAAAGAACCAGTAAACCAATTTGCGGGATTTCCCGCATCATTATCTTGGCTTACCGAATCGTTAAAATAAAGATTCGCCATAAGTTGTCCTAGCTACGGACAACTGAAGTCAGATTGCCGCTACCGTCGTAAGAGAGGGTGAGGGTGAGGACTGTGGTTGAACCTATCTTGTAGACCACCGTGCCGGGGTTTGCCCCAGAATAATTGGAGAGATCAATCTCCGTCCAAGCGGGGTTGATGCCGCTAACACTCTCAAGGATCTTGCACTGCGTGATAAGCTCCCCATCGTTGGGGTTTGCAGCCTTGGGGTAATAGATGTCGTATCCAGCCATAAATTATTCCTCCTGGTATTGATCGCCCGTGTCTTCCATCTCTTCATTCCCGCCCTTGTCTTCCATAGCGGAAAGCTGCTCCTTCACGGCCTGTTTAGCTCCCTTGGGCTTTTCATCCTTAACCTCTCGATTGAGGATAGGAGTCTTGTCCTGACCCACAGAGAGGAGCATCATGTCCTTGCCATCAAACTTAAAGGTAGCCATGTCGGAGAACTCTACTCCCTCTTTGGAGCCGGAGGGAGGATTGTAATCCTTGGGGATGGTAAAAAGAAGAGCCATAATGGTGATTTGTAAGGGGTTATTTGTAGGGGGTCAAGCGGAAAGAACTACGGAGATAGTAGTGCCTATGGTGGAGGTATTGAGGGGCGTAGTAACAGTGGCCCCAATGGTGGAGGTATTGAGGGGCGTAGTAACAGTGGCCCCAATGGTGGAGGTGTTTAACACAACCCCAGGTATAAAATTGTACCCATAGTAGTAAATCGTTCCCAACACTGTTGCGGAAAATGGATATGGATATGGCGTATAAACGTATGCGTTTCCATCAATGGTTCCAGAAGACGATTGAGTTGAATGGAAATACCCGTTTGATTGTATAACTCCGGTATTATAGGAAGCTCCGTTAAAAGTGGCATTTCCAACTACAATTCCAGAACTGATAGACGATTCAGAAAATGTTCCAACTCCAGATATTGTGCCTTGATTTTGAGAAGTTCCAGAAAATGTTGCAACTCCAGTTACAGTTCCAGAACTTACAGATGATCCAGAAAAAGATCCAGATCCATTTATCGTTCCATTATTTTGAGTTGTTCCAACAAATGATGCTGAACCATTTACGGTTCCATTACATACTCTTGATCCTTGAAATGAAGCAGATCCAGTAACCGTTCCATCAGCCGCAAGGCTAGTAGATGAAAATATCCAGCTTGTGATAGGAGTAGAATGTGGATAAACTGTAGTTTGACCAATAACTATTCCACTAGCGTATCCAGTAGTGTCCGTTGCAGTAGATCCAGACGAACTTCCGTTAAAAAGAATAACTGAATTTGAAATTCCTTTATTTACTGTGCTGTTGAAATAATATGAAGTCCCAGTAACAACCGCTCCAACTGCATTGTATGAGCTATTACTGAATATTGCAGAATCAACCGTGCTTGCGTTATATGAATTATTATTAAAGGCCGTTCCTCCAGTTACTGTTGAATTGTTAACTGAAGAATCATTAAAAGTTGCTCCACCAGTTATAGATGCACCGTTAGATGAAGAATTGTAAAATGTAAGTGGTATGTTTGTGCTTGCTTGGTTAACGGCATTATATCCAAATCCCAAACTTGAAATTCCAGTTAAGCTAGGCAAGGTAGATGTTGTTAACCCTAAAATAATATTGGGAGATCCCCCGATTGTGTATGGAGTGTCATGGTCTACGCTAGATTCCCAGACAGAAGAACTATGTCCACCACCCCAATAAACCCAGTTTGCCCAGTTATTGTAATCATCATCTCCAGAGAAATTAAACCAATACCAATAAGATGAATCTTGCTTAAATGGATAAGACCCTGCAAGAATCACCCCTCCAAGCGAAGTTCCTCCATTAACTCCACCAATGTAAGCTGGATAGTTAAATATTGTTGTTCCAGATACAGTACCGTTGTTATTTATTGAATAATCGTTAAACGTAGCTGACCCATTAACATTGAATCCATTTGCTGAATATCCATTAAAAACAGCATCTCCGTTGATTATATTGTTATTAAATGAATAATCATTAAACGTGGCATTGTTGTCAATCGTTCCTACGTTAATTGTATATTCATGGAATGTTGCCATTCCAGAGTTGTTAACTTCTATGTTTATGACAACAGAATTTCCATCAATATCATTATTTCCCCACAAATCAAGCGTGTTGCAGACTGCTGTAGATCCAGTATTGGTTAAGATTGATAGGTGTTGCCAATCAGTATTCCCAGAATACCCAATCACCACATTATCAGAAGCCGTGGGGATTCTATTGGCATGACCAGTAGGAACCCCCCCGCTATACGCTCCCGTGTACCAATTAGCTGAATTATGCCAATCCCCAACTCCCGTGGAGTCGTAGAAGTATAGCGTAGCCATTTTAGCTCAACGTGGATTGAGCAGGGGAAATAAACACATCACCCTGGATCAGTCGATAGAACTTGCCTGTGCTTAACTTCACAATCAAATCCCACTTTGCCGCTCCGGTAATGGATGCCGCAGCAGTGGTGGCTCCAGTAAGAGAAAGCGTGATCACTCCGGCAGAAGCATTGATTGACGTGGTAAATGATTCAATCAAAGTGCCAGTTGGGGATTTAATAACTGAAGCTGCCGTGGCCCCTGTAAGGTCAAACACTCCTCCCGAAGTATTGCTCACATTCACCACCACAGAGTAATCAGTTCCCTGTTCAATATAAAGGTTTTGGGTGATAGCAGACATACGCAATCAAAGTAAAAGGCTAGGAGCTAGATGGGTCAAGGGCAAAAGAAAAGGGCCACCAGATTTCTCTGATGGCCCCTTCTTGATTAACTACCGATTAGGAGTAGTAGCAACCGACGAAGCTAACGTCGTATGGGCAACGCTTGTGGATAATAGCGCGACCAAGGTACGGAGCAATCGGGCGGCTTCCGCTCTGGAAGATTCCGAGCCAACGACCGATCTTACCCAGCGGGTTATTCACGGCATCCCTAATATTCAGCCAGAAGAACTGACCGGAATAGTAGTACGGATAATCGTCAAACGGCGCACCGGGGATGTTTGGCCCAACTTGCTGAACGCTCTCCTCGTACACGTCCGGGTGGAACACATACGAAACCTCGTAAGGAGCAACGTTGTAGGCAGGGTTGATCTCCCAGCTATATCCATTGTTCGTGGACTGCTGGATGTAAGGATAAACCTGTACCCACTGGTTGTTGCTGAACACGAAGCGAGGAAGCTCCAGATCAATCAGGTGGTAGTAACCCTGGAAGGAACGCTCCACACCAAGAGGTGCAATGAGTTCCGAAGGGGTGGCATAGCGGATATCCTGACGGAGATCAGCATTGTTGCGGAGCAGATCACGGCTCGTTTCGGGCGAGGTGATCAGACCAAGCACGGGAACACCGTTCTCCTTACCGAGGGCATTGTGACCAGCACCGTCACGGATAAGCTGAACACGCAGGACATCAAGGAAGTCCTGTGAGAGCTTTGCCGTAGGAGCGGGGATCGCATTGCCAGTGACGCTGTTGTAAAGCGCATTGGGAACAGTGGTTCCGTTGATGGTAGCGGACTGATAAACAGTCTGGGTCACATCTCCGGCAACCGACTTTCCAACGATACGCAGATACTCTGCACGGCGACGATTGTCCAGAACCGTCTTGGTCAACTGGGTAAGCTGATCAACGGTCTTTCCAACCTGGGCCTCGATTTGGAACGCAGTCTTCAGATCGTCCAAGCAGATACAAGGAGTCTGATAAGCCTGAGTCTGAAGCTGCCAAGTACGGAGCGTCTGACCAAAATTGAGACTGTTAGGAGTAGGATTGCAACCCGCAACGTTGTTGGGGGAGCCAAGTCCAGACGAGGTGGAAACGTTAGCCCAGGTGTTTTCAAAGTTACCGGAAAGCACACGCTCAACCGTGACTTCAGTCAGGGTTGTGCCCATACCAAGGGGGAACTTGCCAACACGCACCAGACGACCCCAAGGGCCATCCACGGAATAACGCTCGTAAATGTCAACGTTGAAACGGGAAGTTTCCCGCTCAAAGATGTCATTCACTGTAGAGCATGAAATAGTAGCAGACATGATTATTAAAGAGTAATGTGGTTTGTTTTAATAAGAGTTTTCTTATTAAAGTTTGTTTTTGAATCAAGCGTGATGCCCGATTCTGTTTTTTCTGGTAGGCGATTTCCAGTTACAGCCAGTTTATTTTATTGGGGAGCGACCCCCTTCTCATCGTTAAATGAGATACAGCAATTCTTGGATTAGCAAATTTTTGCTACTTTTGTCAATAGGTTTTGCGAATAGCCGCAATAATTTATTTATTTAACGATCTTTTTGCAATCAACTCACGAATTTTCTCAATGTTCTCCGTGGTGATCTGTTTGGCAGATAGCTGGATAATCACCCAACCGCAAAAGATAGCTTCATTGCCCTTTTCATAGTCTCCGACGATTCCGTATCCTCTGGCATGACGGCCTCCGCTAAACACGCCTCCCTGCAACTCAATCCCCACCTTGGTTTCAAGATGGGCAAAGTCCAACCTCCACTTCCTGACCGGATGAAACCTATGCTCCTCTACAAGACTTCCCCCTTTAAGCGTTGACCAAAGAAGGGCGAACTTTCTTTCCAGCACGCTTGACTTTCGAGGCTTTTGCGAATCCTGCTTTGACGAGGCTTTCTTTGACGTGCTTTCTGTTCCACCCGCCGAGTTTGTGGTGGAAGGCAAGGACGTTGATTGCGTTGTCAATGGCTCCAAGTTGAGTTTCTTTCGTCCCTGCCAAGGGAGCTTCTTGTTGTATTTCGGTTGTTTTTTCATCAATAGGAGCTGGCTCGTCGTGATTAAATGAGGAGGTAGTTATCGCATCACCCCCCGTCGCAGGATCTCCCTGCACACTACTCGACGGGCCAGCAAGCCCATCGTTTAAAAGAACTCCCTTCTTATCGGGATGGTAAATAACTGCCCCCGGCCTCACAAAGGAAGGCTCCACGTTATTCTTGCGCCACTCATGGGATCGGTCACTGGTTCCCCTCCAATCATGCTGGATCAGGGTAGTCCGGTGCATCTTGGGAACTATATCGGAAGCAGCAAAGATGTCCCAGGCATATTCCTCTTCCTTGGTATGCCCATCGGCAAACTTGATGTTGGACACGCAGTTGAACACACGGGATGCAGTCTGGGAAAGATTCCAATCATACACGCCAATTCCGCTCATGTGGTCAATCCCTCCAGGGATATCGGCAGAGGATAGATCCACAAAGTCTCCCATGAATGGACGTTGGCACTGACGATATTCTGCCTCAATCTGGTCAATCCATCCCTCGCAAAGAGGAATGGCATCAGGCTCCATAAAGAGGAATGATTGCCTGGTGACGAGCGTTGAATGCCAAGCAATGTTCTGGAATGCCCTGTTGCAACTCACGGGCCAACCCTGTTCGGAGTGATTGGCTGGAACGATATGGACTTTCCTAAAGCAGTTCTCTAGGGGAAGAAGGATACCGTCAGTGGTCACTCCCCTGACCGGAGATAGGATGATCTCATGGTTCATGTATGGGCCAAGCTGCTTGACTTGATTCGCCCATCTCCGCATGAGCGTAAGATCCCCATTGTGGTATGCAATTGCTACTATCATTTCAGTAGGTCTGGTTTACATTCCGACAAGATGGATGTCAAGTAGGATAACTCCAAGATCCTCCGGCATTCATCTGAACTTGGGATATTGAAATGCTGGCAGTGCCTCCATTGACTTGTATAAGCTCTCCATATCCCAACACTTGAAATGTGCAGCTAGGTAATCCATCTATGATGAAGTTTATGTTTTTTTGAATTAGGCTTGGGTTTCCTGATAATTGGATGTTGATATATTCTTGAGTAAATCCAGATGACCACTGAAATTGAACTTCAGCCCGTGGATATGGAGGGGTGTTTGGTAATGCCACCATGTGAACCGACACATCCGAACCGCAAGCTGGATAATATAACCCATTGTAAATTATGCCATAACAAGATAAACCAAAATTAACACTAAATCTGTTTGGATCTCCTGGAATATATCGTAAAGTTACATTACTTCCACAAACCAAATCATGGTAAGTGGAAACTGCCGGAGTGTAGGTTCCGGCAATAACCGTGTTGATTGGGGAAATTGAATCACTGCTTGATCCTGCAACTACGGATGCCGATATGTCTGATTGAAGGGCAAATGTGTTCCAGTTGCGCCTCCAATAAAACCTCATCAGGTCATCCAACACAAATCCAAAGGGATATCCGGATCCCGGCCCCACAAGGGTTCCATCATTAGTGGGAACAAAACATCCGGGGAAAAGCCCCAAAACATTAAATGACATAATCAGTAAGGTAGCCCTGCGGCATACACATCAATCTGTTTTGCCACTCCATTCACGCAAACTTGCAAAGTGACTGTTTGCCCCAGTGATTGAGTAGGAGGATTAGGAGATGGATACACCCCTTTGTAAGAAACTCCCCCTGCAGCAATTTGCCCATTGAAATTATACGACACGCCTCCAGATAAACCGGAGTCATTAACAACGGGTCGATTTGGTTGATAAAATTCCATTATACTAATTTAACGTAAACTATTTTTTGTTCCCAGATTCCAGCTTTCCAATATGTAGATTCCCAAGAAATCGGAACATAGGGGCCAGCCCCAATATAATCATACATAGTTCCACTGTAAGTTCCAGCTATTAAATCAAGATAGTCGGAGGCACTATATGGAGTAGTAGCTGTAAAAACAATGTTTTCACACCCAACAAGAGTTGATCCACAATAATAGCAAAGATCGTTTGTATGGCTTATTGAGTTATTCAAAACGCCACCTAAATCAAAATTAACAAACAACCCAGTATATGCCATTTGTTGCAATACCGGAGCAAATAAATGATCATCTCCAGGCGTAGATGGAGCTCCATAAGTATAACTTGTTACTGTCTTAAATGTGGTTTGTCTGCTTTGAGATGCCCTTGTAACAGGACGAACAATCACTCTAAGATTGTTATCTGTAGTACAAGTAAGATTGTAAGATTCAATGTGTAGGTCAGTTACTAATGTGGGGCTTGAATATGTGCCTGTCTTGTATTCAGTGCGTCCAGGCGGCAATGCGGCAACCGACACAATCGTGCGTTTGGTCTTGCTGGCATCAATAGGTTCATCCCTTGCTGACAATAGATATCCATTTGCTCCCCCTCCGTATCCAGAAGACGCATCAGTGAGGGCAGCAGTTCCCGCTGGCACAATCAACTCCCTGTGAAACAGATTCAATTGGGAGAAATCATCGTACAGGTTCCCGTCCAACTCATATGGGCCAGTAGTGTAGATGGTTGTCAGATTGGACTTTGCCGCACTGACGTGTTCCACAGTAGACTCCAACACGCTTCCATCTGCCGTGTCTAGCGAAAGGGGATTGGGGTTGGTCTTGGCAGTGACCAGTTGATCATTCTTCTGAATGATGCCCATGAGTCCCGGCTTGTTCTCATTGGTAATAAGCACCGCCCCAGGGATAGGCTCGTAGATCCTTCTTACCGCCACATACCTAGATCGCAAGGGATTGTCCTCTGGCAATGGCGACATCTCCTGCTCACTAATCACCGTTGGGTTGATAAACAAACTGCCAGTAGGCACAGAAGCCCCTGCTGGTGCAGTGAAGTAAAGTCTGGTGGAGGTAGGTGGAGGAGTGGCTAGAAGCGTGAATGAGCCAAGCAAACTATTGGTTTGAGCCGTGGTGCTATAGATCGTGATAGCTGATCCAATTGTCAGATTGAATCCAGTTCCACTTACCGTGGCAATGTGAGTGGTATTGTTGACCGCAAGGGTGATGGGTTGCCCTGCTCCAAACACGGGGTCTTTAGTTCCAATATCCGCAGGAGCATACTGACTCCTTGGAACAATGTAATCACGGATGTATTCGGGGAAGTTGGGATCTCCGGCATCATACTTGATCCCGTAATTCCAAGGGTCTTGGGAGGCCAATGAACGATCATTTGCCCAGAACCTATAGATAAATTCACCGTCCGGAGTGGGCTTTTCCGCTACGAGATAGAGGGTGGAGGGCCACTTGTTTGCATCCCTTCCGGTGTAAATGACCGTGCCATCCAGAGGTTGCGGGTTGAAGTTGCCCTTCTCAATACTTACCCGCTCCACCAATACGATATGACCCTGATCAGAAAGCCCCCAGCCACCTTTCTTGTCCGTGTAGGATGGTACTACGGGTGTAGGGTACTGCGCCACTCCCTGCTCAAGAGGAGGGTGTGGGAAGGGAGGTTGCTTGGGTTGAGAGGATTTTGCCATTACTGGGATAAAAGTTGATTGAATCTTTGAGCAATCAAGCTCCTTTCTTCAAGGGCTTTATTATATTGATTCTTTTGATCATCATTCAAGGATGAAATAAATGCCCTTTCCATTGCTTGACTTCCGGTGAAGGGCTTCCTCACGTTAAGTGACTTGGCAAAGTCTTGAGGAGTTTTGCCTTTTTCATTGATCAACCGAATCAACTCCCTCTTTGCAAAGTCAATGTTGTTTGCAAGAAGGGCAGACTTGATCTGCTTGTAATCGCTTTCGGCAAGCGTGGCCTCTTCCCGCTTCTTCACCATTGCTTGAATGCGTGGATCTTGCTGTGACTTCAACCACTTGTTTGCGGTGTCATACACATCAGTCTGACTCATGTGTTGGTAGTTGCTCAATCCAAGGGATGAAAGGATCTGGCTTCCAGTAGTGGAGGATGGTTGAGCTTGAGCGGGGATAGGAACAAACCAAGACAGGAAGTCTTCCGCTTGATCTATTGCATTGCGCTTGATGCCCTGGGCATTCCTTCCCGTCAAAAACTCCACTCCGGTGCGCCCGAATGGGGAGAGACGATTCATGAAGAATGTGTTGGGCTTGTCAACCAACTCACTCACATCCCCCAGCACTGTTCTCAAACGATACTCTCGTCCCTCATGGAAGATGCTGAAAGGCTTGTCGTAGTGGGGATCTCCATCAAGGGCTTGGTTCAATACCCTTCCAGCCACATACAAACTCACTCCCATCAAAGCAAGTGCCGCCCTTTGCTCTGCTCCATATGGCTTTAATGCTTGTCCAACAAACTTGGATCGAGCCTCAAGGAAGTCAGGTGCAAGCATGAACAGACGCATTGTGTCCTGCACAGTTTGATTCCTAGCCATCATCTTGTAGTTGAGTTCTCCAAAAGCAGCATTGGCCTGATCAGCAGTAAGCTCGTAAATCTGATCCTCCGTGAGTTTGCTTCCATACCTTGCCTTGTTGCGCTCAAGTGCATGGGTAGCCATGTTCATCTTGAGTTTGGGGATGTAGTCCTTGAACAGGAAGTCATTGAACCAGTTCTGCATCTTGCCAATCACCGGGATCTTCCCTACCAATCCCCCTCCTGCTAGTCCTTCAGAGAAAAGCTCCTGCGAGTGATAATCAGCAATCTGCAATCCATGAGAAACAAGCCCTGCCTGATTCTTGTCCTTTAGGTTAATATCCTCCAGATTGGCAGGATTGATGCGGTGGAATAGAGAGTGAAGCCCCTCCTGATCCAAGTGGAACAATGAAAGCGATAGCTTGGTCTGCTTGAGGATGGATGAAAACTTCAGCAATCCTTCCACTGCCTGACTCACCACAGGAATGCGGTTAGCCTTAAACCAAGACTTTGAGGTAAGGTTCTTGATGTCATTTGCAATGTCAGGATGAACCATCATGTCGGATTCCATCAGCACTGGCTTGCCATCTGGCCCTTCCATAGTCCACTTCCATCCCTTGAATGCCGGATGATTGATGCTCACATATGGGCGACCATCTTCCGTGACTGCTCCTTCTGGTCGAGCTTGTGGCTTGATAAGGTAGGCATCGGGAGGTGCGCCTTCCTCTCCAACTGGTTGAGCATACCCGGAAAGCTGAACAAGGGGCTTCCCATCTTCAGCCTTGCCTTCAGTCATGCTCTTCACAAATGCCCTGACTGCTTCAGTTTTGCGGAAAGACAGATCGTATGCCGCAATGAGAGATGCCACATCCTTGCTTGCTGGCTCGTATCCTGCTTGCTCTCCCTCAAAGTAAGAATCAAAAACCCTCTTCTTTGCAAACTGAAAATTCTTGTTTAACTTCCCGCCCTGCAAGGAAGCTTGTAGCTTTTGCGTCACAGGGTTTTCTTTCTTCCATACCTGGGTGATGTAGTTCTCAATCCCGTGATTGAGCATACCGGAATTGATTCCCTCTTCCAGCATCCCTTCCAAATACTTGCTGATATCCTTTGCATGGGTTTTTTCAGCATCAGTGAGGGTGAGGGCAGCTTCATATCCCTTCTTATACTTTGGCTTGCTGGCATTCGCCCTCTCACGGAGCAATGCTTCATCTCCCCCGGCTTGAATCCAGTTGGTGATGGCCTCCCTCCTTAACTCATCAGGAATTGCCTTCTTGAGTTCCATCACTGCCTTTCTAACCTTGAGCGAGGTGGAATTGTCGGCAAAGCTCCATTGACCCAAGGCATTCTTAAAGTCAGTCCACTTTGGTCGATTGAGATAGGCATTCTTCATTGCCTCAAACGCACCCTTCACGCTACCAACCCCCTTGGTAACGGCATCCTTTGCGGCAGTGGCTTCCTTGGCAATCTTTTCAGCTTCCTTGGCAAGATCCAACACGCTTGCTCCTGGCTTGGAGTCGGCTTTGGTCTTGATGTCCTCTGTGAGTTTTTCCAGAGGGTCTTTCTTTGCTTCTGGTGGTTTCTCCTCAATCGGAGGTTTCTCTTCTATAGGAGGCTTCTCTTCTGGTTCTGGATAGGCATCCAGTTTTGTTTCATTGCTGTGAAGGTAATAACCTCCCTCTGGATGTTTAAATGTAGGCTCATCAACTA